AACTCTGCGAACGCCATTGAGATATTTGCGCAAAAGAAGAAAATGCAAGAGATGCGAAAGCAGATCAAAGACCATATATCATGGACGTATGGCCCGTCAGCGTGGGAAGAGGTTTTGTCTATTGAGGCAGAGATGCGACGCATCCGCAAGGAAGAGGCGTACAAAAAACAGGAGTTCATAGACAACGCTATCAACTTCGTTATTGGTGCTGCTGTCTTCATTGCCGCAGCCGGCGGTGCTGCTACTGCGCTGTATTATTTTGCTCGCTATCAGGGGAAGTTGTGATGTGGTTTCTTGTTTGGTTTATGTTCTCCAATAACAACCTAGATCATTACGTGCTTGGTCAGCACACTACGCAAGATGATTGCGTCAATGCCAGACAAGAGGCGATGGTTTTAGTTAAGAACAGCACAACATCAGTTTATTGTTTCGAGATTATACCAAAATAAAGGAGTTAAACATGACACAGTTTGAGAAGGCTGACCTGAACAAAAACGGAAAGATTGACGAGGTTGAGTGGCAAAAGCTGGCCCTTGAGGATCGTTGGCGAGAGATGAATGACAACGACGCTAAGCGCGACACGCAGCGCCGCCTGACCACAGCCTGCGCTGCTGGCATGCTGCTGTATCCGTTTGCTATCGTATTGGCGTCTGCTCTTGGCTTAGAGACTGCGGCTAACTTGATCGCCGACATCGCCACAGTGTATGTTGTTGCTGCGTCAGGTGTCGTTGCTGCTTACTTTGGGTTCAATGCAATGGAGGCTAAGAAATGATGTTTCAAGCACTATTAGGGCCATTAGGGTCACTCGCAAGCACATGGCTGTCGTCTAAGGTCGAAACCAAGGCCGCTGAGACGCGAATGAAGGTGTCCGAGGCCGACGCTAAAGCAAAGATCATGTTGTCCGCTGCAACGTCCGAGGCTGACTGGGAGCGCATAATGGCGCAAGGTACTCAGAACAGTTGGAAAGATGAATTTCTCGTCATACTGTTCAGCATACCATTGGTTTTGTCGTTCTGCGGCGAGTGGGGGCGTAAAACTGTGGCTGACGGCTTTGACGCGCTGTCCACCATGCCCGAATGGTATCAATACACATTGGGCGTTATTGTCGCCAGCAGCTTTGCCGTGAGATCGGCCACTAAGTTTTTTGGAAGGAAATGATATGAGCAACGCAATGAAGCGGCTTCAGGAGAAAGTCGGCGTCGGTGCTGACGGAGCCTTCGGCCCAAACACCGCGCGTGCAATCTGCAAGCACTATGGTCTATCGCCCAAACGTGGCGCTCACATCTTGGGTCAGTCTCACCACGAAAGCGCAGGGTTCAAACGTGTAAGCGAAGGGCTGTATTATTCGACACCGGAGCGCATCCAAGCTGTTTGGCCGTCACGTTTCAAAACAGTAGCTGACGCAGAACCATACGCCAAGAACCCCAAGGATCTCGCGGATAAGGTATACGGCGGGCGTATGGGCAATGATGGCGAGGGCTACAAGTGGCGTGGCCGTGGCTTCCTGCAACTTACCGGCAAGGATAACTATTCACTCTTTGCCAAGGACATGGACCTTAACATCGTCTTGGATAATCCAGACTTGGCGGAGGAAGAATATGCGTTTGACACTGCGCTGTGGTTCTTCAAATCCAATAAGCTGTTTGACATTGCCGATCAGGGAGTGACCGATGAGGTCATCCGCAAAGTCACCAAGCGTGTAAACGGCGGCACGCATGGATTGTCGGATCGTGAGAAACAAACTCATATGATTTACAAGTGGCTTGCCGACACTTAGGCGCGGCGCTATTATGAGGTGTGGTCGGGATTTATTTTAACTCAATTTAAGTTGAGCGGTGTGCAGCATAATAAATACCGACCACGCGATCACACAAGCATTGGCCGCGCTGGCGAGTTCATGGCGGCTTACAAGCTGCAAATGATAAGTGGCTTGGAAATCGCCCACATAAATGGCACCTGTGATCTGCATGTGACGCTGCCGTCCAAGCGTGTGCTGCGCGTTGAAGTAAAGTCGTCCATTGTGCCAACACTTTCTGGGTCATTCAAATTTAGCCGTGGCGGCTCAGATGCGGATATTTTCGTATTCTGCTGCATACCTTTGTCACTGATACGGATATTCTCCGATTGCCAGCTAAAGGGGCATCAGACGACGACGCTTCGACCCGCTGACTTTACTCAACAGGCCGAAGACGATGATATAGAGGGTCTGTTTTTACTTTAGTTTCGGCGGTCATCTATTCCGTTGCCGTCGATCTCATAGCTCAACAGAAAGACGATGCAACAGGCTGCGTGCGCGAGGTGTGACATGCCAGTCTCCCCGTCTGCTTGCTCGCCATCCCAGAACGACAGCATGTGCCTCTGTGCAGCCGCATACATTCTCGAATAGCTCATGCCGCCATTCTCTTGCCAGTTGTGGTCTGAATACTTTTCAGCTCCGTATCCCAACACCTCAGATATGGCCAAGATTGCTTGCGGTGGGAATAGGTCCACCCGTGGCTTGCCGGCGTCGTGCTTTACTGATTTATTTTCCATGCTTAGCTTCCTCATAAGCGTCCATAACCAGCTCCGCAGCGTATTCAGCCGCAGTGCTATAACCCACGCCTTCTGCTTCGCTCAGCAACCAGTCTAATTGATCAACAGACAATGCGTCAATTATTTGGCCGATGTAGCCATACGTCAGCGGAGAGCTGTTGCGAACGGTAGTTTTGTTGCGCACCTTCTGATTGCAATGGCCTGATTTGCGCCCCCTGTTGATGGCACCGCTGACAACGCCTTGATTAAGGTTGAGCATCTTTGTGATTTCACGTTGAGGCACATTCTGGTTGCTGAGCTTCCAGATATCCTTGGTGTGCTGCTGGATTGGATGGCGTTTGTTCTTAGTCATTTTCTGCGTCCCTAAATTCGTTCAGCTCTTTAGCCATCTGTTTCTTATCCGACATGCTGATGATGTCGCGATCTCTCAGGCGCGTTATTTCATCGCGCTGGCGGGCAACCTTGCTCTGAAGAACGCTGTTTAACGTGCGAGCCTCATTCAGATTATTTTGCAACATTAATATTTTTCGGTCACTCATTGGTTTCCCCCTTTCCACCTGATCCTCATTATCATTATATCTCTCCGCACAGTGGCCTCTGAAACGCCCAATTCAGCGGCGGCTGCGTGCTTAGTAATCATAGTGCTGGCCATTTCCTCAAGTCGATCCCGACGCGCCGAAATGTCCTCTTGATACGGCGTCGTCTTAATTGCACTTGCACGCAGTCTAACACCCAGCACCTGACAGTCCGCCCTGATCGTGGTCTGGACGACGCGCTCCATTTGAGCGACTTGAGGTACTGTAAAAACGCCTTCCTCTGCGTAAAGCTTTACACGCTCCCGACGCTCATTTGTAAGTTGCGCTCGGCGAGCTTGGGCTAGTGCCGTTGCCTGACGCCATTTGGGTGGGTTGGGGATGCGATGATCGTGCAAGGCTTCGCGCAGCATTGCCATGCCAAGTTTCTCTTCGGCACGTTCTGCCTTGGTCAACGCCGGAGGGATCGCTTCAACATCTCCAAGAGCGCACGCATTTCCTCGCATTGCTGTTTCAAATTTGGGCGATCCTTCACTGAGCTGCGCTCCAGCATGATGTCGTTGATCCGCATCAAGCGATTGAGGATGATTTGCGACTGCTCCGCTATGTGATCTGATTGTTTCGAATTGTACATTATGCTCTCCGATTACGTTTACCATTATTTATTCAACCTCTATTTCGCCGCTACCGTCACATAGCGGGCATTCCTCTATAAGACTGTAGACGTCGCCCACATCTCTACTTGCACTCTGAGGCGCATAATAATCCACCTCAACCTCGCCACTTCCTCCGCATTCTGGGCACTCAATCATGACTTACCTCCCTCTGGCCGCGCCTGTGGGCGCAGTGAACACTCAGGCAGGCGACATTCTGTGACTGCGTTGTTCGCTTCAAAATACACGACAGCGGCCAAGATTGCTGCGGCAATCACTGGTCCTCCTCCAGAAAGTTGTGGGCGTCTGAGGCGTACAGCACGAATGATGGCTTCGACAGACCCGACTTTCGATAGACATCAGCACGCGCCATCTTGTCCTTGTTGAACCATCGCTGGGCTGAGTTGCCGGCTGTTCTCTGGTCAATATGGCAGGCGGATGCGATCTCGCCTGTCGTTGCGTAGGCTGTGTTGCTGACGAAATCCATGACGCGCTGATCTAGGTGGTATCTTGCGGCGTCAATCTGCTTTTGCGTTTGCGGCGCTGGCTCAACTTGAATTTTAGGCACTTCCTTTTGCACCTCCACGCCATTCGAATGCAGCTTAACAGCTTGCCAAGGTGTGCTGGCAGACTTGTCTGCAAAGTTGGGCGCAATGGTTGCTGAGACAGTGTCGCCAGCGGCAAGCGCAAAGCCAGCTTCAGCGGCAACGTAAGCCGGTATAAAGCACTGTGTTGACTTATCGTCACCTTGGACCCACGAAAAGGCGAAGCCGCCTTTTGGCGCGCTTACAATTAATAGCTGCTTAATCATTAGAAGCCTCCCGAAAAGAACAGCGGGATGCTGACTAGGGCGCACAGAAATACAAATTCTGCGGTGCGTTCGATCATTTTCTTCATTGTGTTTTCCTTTGTTTATGTGGGGGCCGTAGCCCCCGTTTGATTATTTGGCTAAGTCTTTTCCAAATGCCAAGTTGATGCCATAAGTGGCGATGTTGGATGCGCGGTCGGCTCGGATGCCAGCAACAGTATCTGGGTATTTGCGAGCCATACTGCGTGCCTCAGACGCGGCAGATGTAAATAATTCTATTACTTTCATCGCGTCGTTATTATTATCTTTAAGCGCTTTGTTCCAAGTCTTACGAGCGCGGGTCCATTTGGTGTGATAGATGTGAGCCATTTTATCGTCCTTTGTTTGTTTGCCTATATCGTTAACATAGGGTTAACAGAACAGACATACAACCCCCTAAAACAAAAAAAAGCCCCCAACAGTGCAGTGCGAAACCTGACACGTATTGGGGGCAGTTGAGGCAATGTGAAAAAGGCTAAACACATCTGCAACAATGTTAGCTTGGCCAAGTTTGCATTTCAAGCGTCTCGCTGGTAAAAGTTAACGAGCATTTAACGGAGGATAACGCATGCTAAACGACAAACAGATCAATCTGGTACACCTGTTGAGCCAGCCACACCGCATCTCAAATCCGCGCGCAATGATGAAAGCGTGCGAAGACGCGGCCAAATTGATCGAGGAAATGGACGCAGAGCTAGACGCGCTCAAGAAACCCAAGCGCGCCAGCAAGGCGAAGTCTGCGGATTAACGCGGATACATTCCGAGGCCCATCTGGCGAAGCAGACCTTCAGTCGCGCTGTCTGGGCCTTGTGATGACTGTTGCGCCGTAATAGGCGTTCCGGTGCTTCTAATGAGATCAGACGCATTCCGCCCACCTCTATTAGCGCGGTCGATAAGTTTCGTCATCTGCTCCATCTGTCTAGCCTCTTCGACCAGTTGCGCCTGTGTCTTGCGCTGCGTAAGGACCGGCGCAATCTCTGCCGCCGCGTTACGCACGCGCTGAGACTGCTTTGGGCCGCCGATCATTGCGTCTGTGGCTGCGCCGGTAACTGTCGACAGCAAGCCCTGCCTTGAGACTGTCTCGCCAAGGCTTTCGCCCACCATTTCCTTCATCCGATCCGCGACCATCTGCCGGATGGCAGTCTTGGAACCCATTGCGACCGAGGCACTCTGCATCAGCGCCGAAGATGTTTGCGCGATTTGCGTGCCAATGCGCGCGGCGTCATCCACACCAAGCGCCATCTCCAACTTATCTGCTACAGCGCGAGAGTTCATAGATTTCAGCGTCGCCAAAGCCTCAACGACTTCCTGTTCGTTGTCGCCGCGCGGATTAACCCTTGCGTTTGCCGCCTGCTCATCAATGGCATTTCGCAGCGCAATTCGTAGCTGCTTTATGGAAGTTTCGTCCATTCCCGCAGTCTCCAAAAGCAAGTCTTCACGACGGAAACTTGGCCTTAGTAAGTCATTACCGAGATCGGCCATCAACTTCTGGTCGATGGCGTCTTTACCGGCCGCACGCGCCGCCGCATAGTCTGGGTTCACGGCGTCTAAGGATGCCCTTAGCTTCATTGCAAGGAGACGCTTTGATTGCGCCCCCGCGTCATTGCCCGCCATGCGCAACGCCTTGACTTGATCCAGCATTTCTCTGGTCACGTAGTCTATAGTGGCTACCGTAGGCGTGCGTGACACAGTGTAAGAGCCATCAGCGTTGCCGACCACGTCCAAGCCATTGCGATCTGAAGGCTTGATGTCGTTGAGTTCAGCTTGCGACATCTTTTTGCCGCCAATAAAGTTGAAAGCCTCTCCATCTTGCTGAAGCAGTTTTTTTGCACCATCAAGGTTTTCACTTGTGACTTGGCTGAATAATTTAAGCACCTCTTCTCCACCGTCCGTTTCCGGAGTGATCTTGAAGTCGTATGCGCTTTCATACAAATCTCTGCGTGACTGGGCAGTCTTCTCCATGATCTCTGCCTTCTGCGTCTTGATCCCACCGCCCCGACCGGCTGGAGTGCCAAGGACGCTGTCGAGAATGCCAACTAAGTCGTTGGACGCCGCAACCGCAGTCTCTTTCAGGTTTTTACGCGCAATCCTTGCGCCTTCGCTTGGCGAGTTAGCCACGACGTCTAGCAAGGCGTTAGTGTTCGGGCCGATTGTTGCGATAGATCCGTATGGACCCTGAACGGCTGCGCTCTCGACGGCACCGGCGGCATCCATTGCCAGTGTCTCCTCGACAATCTTGGCCGCGTCGTCCTTGAAGCCGATTTTCTCAACGATTTTCCGTACAGGCTCTTTTAAGTTTTGGCTGTACAGGTAGCCGGCGGTGTCCGCCAAGGGAGGCAGTGCCGCGCCAAAGCCGCCGCCGAATAGCGCGCCGGTTGCGCCTCTCGTCTTGGCGTTCTCGTAACCTGTGCCGATGCGGTCAAGAAATCCCTGCTCTGGGTCGTCGAAATAGCCCTCTATGAAGCCGGAAATCAAACCCTCTGACCCGCCCGCAACTGATCCGACCATAGCACCTTCGCCCATCTTTCCAAGCGTGCTCTGAGCCTTCTGCTTGGCTGCAAAAGGTGCTGATGCCGCCAGCCCCGTGGCAAGCCGTGAAGCTCCAACGGTCTTAGGTGCCTCCTGCTCACGCCTTCCGACGGCAGTCTTGAGTGTGTTCAGCTCATCAGCAAAGTTTGTGCCTTGCGCTTCGGATCTCATGCCAGCCGCCAATGGTGCAATTGCCTCGCCGATGAATGGGATACCTTCTGCCGCAGAAATGACGCGGGTTGTTCCCTCGCCAACCCTTCTTTGCGCGTCTTCGCCCACTGAGATTTGCCCAGCACGCTCAATAGCAGAACCGCCAGCCTTTTTGGTTTTGATAATTTCAGAGATTGCCCCAATATCGCTGGTAGAGTAGCCTGCATTTTGGTCAACAAATGAGGGGTTGCCTTCGCTACCCAGTACCACGTAGCTGCCGTCGCCAAAGTCCTCAACAACTTCATAGCCCTCTGGGGCCGGTTTATAGGCAGGCTTTTTTCTAGTAAAGGACGGGCCGCTTCCAGCACCGCCATCCGAGTTTTTTCGTGTCCAAGATGGTCCGGCCATAATTACATTTCCCTCCAGCTAGATGCGTCGTTTTTATCGCCGCCAAGGTATTCGAAATACTTTTGATCTTCTGCGTCAAAAATCATGTTTCCCACAGTCACGCTGCCAACAGTATACTCTTTCACCGCGCCACCAACCCAGCTTGGCACTTCGCCAAATACTTGCTCCATAACTGCGTCCAATTTCTCTGGCTGACTTGTGTCGCGGTACGCAGCACGAATGACATTTTTGTACCTATCCTGAATAAACTCCAAGTCTTTAAGGACAGCGGATTTCTTCTGGTTAAAGTCGATCTTTTTAATATCGGACTCCAGAAGCTCAAGTTCTTTTTCAGACACAGATCCCAGAGTTCCGCCATCCGCCTTTAACTGCACAAGTGCACCTAGTGCCATGTTGGAGCGCAGTGTCTGGACGTCCACTCTGGCCTCATATGCAGCAGTGAATGGAATTTTTCCAAGAACCATACCCCAAAACCCAGTCACGCCTTCTTTTTCGGTGACTGTCTGGATCAAGTCAGTGACTGTCTCAAAGCTCTCCGCAGAGCCTTGGGTCACGCTCACTTCGCTCTGTTCAACCGAGCCAAGTCTTTCGGCCTCTGCCATATACTGATTAAGCATGGGCACTAGCGCCTGCCCAGCGTCCCCCATCACTGCAATCTGACGTGCCAAATTCTGCGCTGCTGCGCGATACTCTTC